CTCGTTGAGCGCGTTCGTCCGCGACTCAAGAATGTCAAAAGCCTGCGCCGCACTGCCCGACATTCCTGTCAGCATGATGTACATCTGCCGGCCAGACTCGGTCGTCAGATCAAGTGCTTCGACCATTCCGCGGTACGCATCCCGTGTAGCGGGAAGCTTGACGCCCATCGACGCGAACTGCTTGTTCACCGTCGACAGCGCGTAATCGGCCTTCTCTACATCTGTATAGAAACCGTCGAAGAACGTACTCTCGGCGGTTTTGAGGGCTTCCAGCCCGCCGGCCATGGCAGTCAATTGCTCGGCCATGAAGCCTGTGCTGACCGACACGTCGTACAGCTTCAGGCCCAGCATCTTGAACGAGTCGTTGACGCTGTAGAGGTTGTTGACGAAAGTGGTTAGCTCCTCAAAGTTGTAATTCCCAAGCCCCGAGTTTGTCGCCGAATCGACGGCGGAGACCATTGAGTCAGCGACACCACCGAACCACTTGGTGATTGCCTCCTGAATCTGATCGGAAGTCTTTCCCTTAGTGCTGATCTTGGTGTCCGCTACGTTCAGACCATCCATCACTCCATCGTTAAGAGCGACGTTCAGCCGTGCGAACAGATCAAGAACAGAGTATTGCGTATCGTAGTAATTGGCCTTCAGCGCCTCTTCCATTTGAGGATCAAGCGCGGAGTACCTTGTGCGTTTTTTGCTGCTGGAGAATAAGCCGCCTTTTTTCTTTTGGTTGATATACTGGCGACCTGAGAAGTCTCCACCATCAATCCCAAGCGATAAACCGCCATCCTTGGTCTGCCATGAACCGCCAAATATCTTCTCGCTGACCTTGGTGATAATCGCCGAGGCAAAAGTAGACCCCGAGAAAATCGCAGCCATCTTCCCGCCAACAATCTTTTCCAGGACGTTATTCGTGATTGCCAAAGGCGCCAACGTGGCCTGCCCAATCCCGCCTGAATACTTCACCAAGTCGGTATTCATCACATCCTTGGTATTCCAGCGCACACCTTGGTCGTACAGCTTCCCGCTCTGATATGCAGAGGTGACTGCAGCAATCACCCAACCAACAGGGTTGGAGGCCATGGCAGCGAGGGACGCATAGAAGCCAGCACCAGCACCTGCCGCAGCAGCAGTACCTGCGCCGGCGGCCGCTGCTCCACCGATGCCAATACTAGTGCCAACCTGAGTTGCACCTTGTGCGACAGCACCTTGCAGTGCGGCCGAAGTTGCAGCATTAGCCGCCACCTGGGTAGCGGTTGATCCCGTGATGGCGCCAACGATACTGCTGAATCCGCCAGAAAGAGTGGTACCCAAGCTACTGAGCAAATTACCGTAATAGCCAACACCACCCGAAATAGCGCCGCCAACGCCGCCAGATGCATAGCCCGAGGCAATCGACGAGCCCACACCGGTGATAGCGCTGTACGCCTGATAAATGCTCTTGCCCATACTAACCAGGGTGTTGCCAGAGCCGAACAAGCCGCCACCAGAACTTGAGGAAGAGCCGCTCGCCCCTCCGAGAAGCTTGCTCCAGACCGACGACAGCCCTTGCCCATTATCCGTACCAGTCAGCCAGTTGCTGATCGAGGCCAGCAATGGCTTGGTGGTGAGCATGTGAGCGATCTCGCCGAGCGTCTGCTTGAAGCCCTTCTTCAGGTTGTCCCAAAGGCTCTCGGCACCACTGCCGATATTGCCCCAGGCGGTGGCGAAAGCTTCGTCGATACGATCGATTGCGCCCTCGGTCATTTGCCCCCAAATCGTGGCCTTGCTGCGATTGACCTCGTACTCGTTGCCGAGCTTGACCAGGGCATCTTGATAGTTGGCTGCGTTTTGCGGGTACAGCTCCATGGCAGCGTTGAGGGCTTTCTGATCCTCGGTGTAATCCTTGAGCAGCTTGGCCTCGGGATACATCCGATCCATGATCCCGCCTGCGCTGGCTGCTCGCTGAGCAATCTTCAAGGCGGCCTGCTGAGCTTCGGTCGCGGCCAGCAGCTGCTTGTATTCCTCGCTCCCCACCTCGATGTTTTTATTGGCGAGCGCAACCGTCATTGCCTTTTGGACGTTATAAGCGGCCAGGGCGTCGGCCCCCATCAACGTTGCCTGCGCCTGGGCGATGATATCGGCGGTCTCTTTGCCAAGGTCGTAGGCGGACTTGCTGATATTCAGCTTGTCCTGAGCGTCCTGCTGATCGTTGATCGCCTTTTCGACTTCCTTGCGCGCGCCCGCCCCAGCCTTAAGCAGCGCCTCTTCAACCTTTTGCTGCAGGCTGAACTGGCGAGACTTGTCTGTGCCCACCAGGTAGGCAGCAGCCAAACCGGTGGCCGATTGGATGGCGATATCTGCCTGGGCCTGAAGATCGTTCAGGGCCTTGGCTTGGTTTTTCGCTTCGGTGACCGCTTCCTTGGCAGCGCTAGTGCCATCCTTGGTAGCCTTGGTAGCCGCAGTGTCAGCGGCTTTTTGGGCATCCTTGGCAGCGGCCGCCGAGCGAATGGCGACGATCATGTCTTCAGTGAGAAGAGTGTTTTCAGCTATGAAGCGGTTTGCGGCCTGCAGGGCGGTCTTGTCCTGCGCGGCCCCCAATTGTTTCTGCAGTTGCTCAAGGTACTTTTGCCCAACGCCAGCGGCTTCAGCCTTTGCCGCAGCATTCTCGCGCTCAGCGCGTGTCAGCTCATCGGTTTCGCCGGTCAGCTGGGAAACGGTGTCTTTGAGCTTGGAGAGCTCTGTATTAGAAGTAGCTGCTGCCCCACCGCTTTTCTCCAGAGCGTCTGCGACTTCAGCGGTAACGCCTGGAACCTGGCGCACCTGATCAGCGACCGCCTTCCAGTCAACAACCATCCCGCTGGCCTGATCAGCCGAGGCCTTTTTAACGAGATCAATCGCCGCCTGGAATTCGGCAGGCAGCGGCGCAATGCCCGCCATGAAGCCGGAAGCACCAGCTAACCCGGCGTTGGTCAGGCTGCTTTGGAACTCGAACGCGATAGAGCCGGCCGCCGTCGAAAGATCTTCTTCCGCATCGGCAATCGTACTTTTAAGTTCACGCAGGGTGACTGACTGCGTGGCGCGGTCAAGCTCGCCGAAGCGCTTGACCAGTTTTTCGATAGGGTCGGAAAGGTCGCCTAGTTTCTTCTCGAGGTCGCCAGTGTTGTCGCGAAGGGTCAGGAATGCAGTGGCTGCGCCTACTGCGAGCATGGCGATACCCGCAGGCCCTCCGAGCAGCCCCAGCAGCGTACGACCAGTGCCCACGATAGCGGTCTGCGCAGCTCCAACTGCTGCTGTTGCACGGGCCTCAGCCATGCGGGCCTGGGCCAACTGTATCGACAGCTCCCTTTCAACCGCCATGCCGCTGATGCGGGTCTTCGAGGCCGCCAACTCCTTCTCAGCCAAGAAGACAGCCGTCTGAGCCTTCCGCTGATCAGCCTGCGCGGCGAGCAGTACGGAGGTCGCCTGGGCCCGGCGTGCCATTGCTTCCTCAATGGCGGCTTTGGTTGCCAGCACCGAACCGGCCACCGAAACAGCCAGGCCGCGAGCGTAGACCGCAAGCGCTCCTGCCGCAGCAACACCAGCAACCTCAGCAATGGTGCCGAAATTATCGGCCAGAACCGATATGCCGGACGCCAGTATGCCGGTTCCGTCGGTGGACTCGTTGAGCTGGCCCACGTACACGGTGAATGCATTATTCAGCGCGACTAAAGCATCACGCACCGCGACACCCATGCTGTCAGCGAGCAGGCCGTTGGCTTCGGCGCTTTTTTGTAACCCCTCAGTCAGCGTGTCGAGGCTCAGTTTCCCCTGAGCACCTAAGTTGCGGATCTCTTCGGCTGACTTACCGGTTGCCTTCGACAGTGTGTCGACAATGGTCGGCATTGCAGCAAGCATGGCTTGCCAGGAATCGGCATCGATCTTGCCGGTTTGGAGCGATTTGGAATAAGCATCAATGGCAGAGCTAGCCTTGTCCGCCGATGCCGAGTTCGTCACCAGCAAATAGCTGAAGCTATCCATGACGTCCATGGATTGGTTTGCACTGAGGCCCATCGAGCGAAGGCTATCAGACGTGCGGATGTAGAGTTCTTGAGCCTCTTCAAGCGGACGGTAGGTGCGGTTTGCAGTCGCCAGCAAACGGTCTTGAACCGTGTTGTATTCGCCGAAGCTCTTGGTAGCCATGCCGATACGGTCGGACATCTGCGAATACGAGTCGGCGGTTTTGATGATGGTGCCGATGGAGGCCGCGCCAATAGCTGCCGCCAGTGCATTTTTGATCAGACCAGCAGCGCTCTCGGCGCTAGATCCTGCACGATCAAATGCAGTGTCGATGCGACCCAGACTGGTATCCATTTTCCCGGCCGACTGCGCGACAGCGGCTTCCCCGCGCGCGATCTCCTGACGAAGCTGCGCCGTGGTCGCCTCGATGCGAATCAACATGCCTTGTACGTCGGCGTCAGCCATTGCTTTTCTCCAGGCGAAAAAAAACCGCACAAAGCGGTCCTGGTAAATCGGTATTTAGTCTTTCTTCCTGCCCATCGCCGCCACCCGGAACCCCATTCGAGCCTCCCTGGCCACCGTCTTCTTGGACACCTTGTCTTCGCCTCCGCCTCCGAACGGGTTAGTGTCGATCATAAACTGACGCTTGGACTCCCAGGCCATCACGATCTCGACCACGGGCGTGTCCCAGGCTTCGCTCGGCGTCCACCCCAGCCAGCCGGTGGCTATGTTGAATAGCTCATCGACTACGTTCGGGTCGGGATCCCGCTTTACTCGTTTCCCGACTCGGCCTGAGCTTCCAACTCGGCGTCACTTTTACCGGCAGGGTTCAGGAAACCTTTCAGATACGGGATGACCTGGCTGCCGGCGCTATCGATCCCTTCCTCGAACACGGCTTCCTCGATAGGAGCGGCAGCGTCTTTCTTGGCCAGGTTCACGCCGGTACCGATCGCGACAATGAACGCGATGGTAGACAGATTGGCGGTGCCCACCGATTGCATGGCAGGCAGGATCCCGCCAAAGCGCCCCTCAATTGCCTTCATGGCTTTCAGCGTAGGTTTCAGGGTGAAGACTTCGTCGCCGAGGGTGACTTCAACGGTACCGTGGTTGGTCTTGGACATGGGTTTCTCTTTATCGAATTAGGTGGGTCCGACGCCGCAAAAGGCGGCGCCGGATGAAGCTCGCCGATTAAGGCGTGACGACTTCGTACACTTCGGAGTTGATGCCCAGGGTTACGGTACGCTTCAGCACGCCCTCGACACTGATACCGGTCTTTTTGTTGCTCATGACCTTGGCGGCCATGTAGTCGGTTTCGCCGTCGACGTAGACCACCTTGATCGGATAGTCGAAGCGGGATCGGTCGAGGAACGCCTCAACCAACTTGAGCTGGCCAGCGTCACCGGCATCGAAGCCGATGGACAGTTCGACCGATCCGGCGTCAGCCAGGCCTTTGAGGTGGCGTGCGCGCCCTTCGGCCAAGCCGGCGAAAGACACATCGTTGATGGTGTCGCCGTAGTCGCCGATGCTCTCGACCTCGCCAACTTCGACATAGACCAGAGCGGCCAGCAGGGTGACGGCAGCCGCGCGATCCTTAGGCAGATCAGCAGTAAGGCGCGGACCGATATAAATTCGCGTGCCAGCGCCGGTATTAATAGACATGGGGAGTCCTCCTGGGGACAGGTGATGTAGCCGCAGCGCGGCGTTGGTTCAGCGGTTTAGTGTTGGGTGATGATTCGGAGGGTGACGGAACCCTGGTAGGTGATGCAGTCGGGCTCCGGCGTTGATTGCTTGCGGATGACGCGAATCGAAACGACCCGCCCCGAGTTAGGCGGAAGCTGAAGCGGCCTTTCGTGAGTCGCCGCGTCGATCTCGGACATAATTCGCTTCACCTCCTCTTGCCCCTCGAAGTCAGACCAGACCGTCAGATAGAGCAGTCTTATGTCGCGTCTACCGGCCAGCGGGTCGTCGTTGCTGGAGATTTCCGAACCGATGGTGACGTATGGAAGCGGCGTGTTCATTGGCACGTGGTCGTAGGTTTTGCAGGAAACGACCTCTTCCTTGAGCCTGTCGAGCAACGCGACCTGCAGCGCAAAGGACGGATCAGCCATTGCCCAATCCCTCGGCCGCGCGCTTCAGCGTGTTGCTGACCGCGTGACTGATGCTCGCAAGGATGAACTCCCTGTTCACGTCGTAAGCCGGGCGCAGCCAGGGATGAGCTGGGCGCGCCGGGATCTTCGGGTGCTTACCGAAAAAGTGAGCGCCGTCAGATTTGTTGGTTGCGCGCTTGTTGCGACCGCCTGCCCGCTTACCCTCGGCGTAGCCCTTGGTGCCGTACTCGATGAAGCGAAGGTAATAGAAACGCTTGTTGGCTTTCTTACCTCGCAACCCGATCTCAGCATCAAGGCCGCTCTTCGAAACAAACGCCGTCAGAGCTGCCGCGCCATCACCGCTGTCCTTGGGTACAAACTCCTTCATCGTCGCCAGGAGTTTGTCTGCTGCCTCCTGCATGGCCGGCTTCAATTCGTTGTCGAGCTGTGTGTGGATGTTGCGCAGCGTCTTCCTCAGCTTAAAGTCGCCGGACATTCGGGATCTGCGGGCGGCCATGGCTTACTCCTCGGCCAGTGCCTTGGACTTAGCGGGCTTTTCGGTAGGCGTCGCCGGCGCAACCTCTACAGGCACCGGCTCTACCAGCTTGCGGTCAATCAGGGATTGGGCATCGACTGCGCTGACGACAAACTCATCGCCCGCGACTTTGCGGCCCATGGGGCCAGAGATACTGGCCAAGGCACGTACTTTCATTTTGATAACCTCTAGGGGTTGGTGACGCTCGAGCACAACAGCCGGAGCATCGCGGGATCTCGGTCCGGCAACGCCGCGCCGATCAGGTAGGTTCCGATTTGGCTTACTAGGCGCATGCCGGCGACCACATCAGCCCGGTACCGGATTTTGATTTCAGCGGTGACAAGTGCTTCAAGGCGGTCCGCCACTGGGGCTGTACGCCCGGTTGGAATGGAGATTTCAGCCCAAACCTTACCGATCTCAACCCAGGTTACGGGGCGCCCACCACCCGGTCGCTCGACCGCCTGAGACTGCATTAAGGTGCAGTGCTTGTTCATTGAGCCCGCCCGCATTCACACCCCCCAGCCGACGCGATAAGGTGTCAGCAGCGAGCGCGACCCCATAGGTAGCTCGCTGGAAATGGTTCCGACCACAACGTCCTCCCGGTTCGCGTACAGATTGCCAAGGATCAAAAGGCAGGCTGCTCGAACAGAGGGATTAATCAGGATCGGATTAACTCCGCCTGTGCCGTCCAAAACCGCCGCCGCCAACGCTTGTTCGTCACCATAAAAACTCCGATTCATGAACTGAGCAGCACTATCTTCTGCAGCCGCCAACAGCAGCTCAACATGTGCGCGGTCGTCTTCCTCCGCACGCACATGCTGCATGGCCTCGTCGGTTGGGATTGCGTTCATGTCATGCCTTCGGATTCTTATCAGTGGCCAGGCCTGCGGCGATGAGCGACACAGCGTCGTGCTTAGGTGACTTGTAGCCGGTACCGCCAGCACGACGCACTTCTTGACCGTCGAGATAGCTTCGCAATGGGTAGATGGTGACCTCGGCAGTCTTGCCGCCTTCCGACGACAAGGCTTCAAGGGCGGCTTCATCGGAGACAGCCAAGGCGGGATCTGTCGATGCTTTGGCCTCAGCAGGCTGAATGCCAACTTGACCTACTGCTTCACCAGCATCAGCCGACAAGTTGTCAGCCACTGGTGCGGCCTCGTGTGCTTGCGGCGTGCCTGTCGCCGGTTCGGACGCTACAGCTTTGTCCGTAGCGTTTGTGGAGGTACGGGCCATTTGATGTTCTCCTGAAAAGCGAGGCCGCGCTCGGGCGGCGCTCTGTGGTGTGAGGCGGCGGTCAGCTCACCGGTCACGAAGGCTTCAGGGCGATATACGGCGAAGGCCAATCGCTCTTCAGCGCGGATCGTCACCATGTTGTTTTCGAAGTCCTTGTCGTTCTCGGTCGAGACCAGCACTTCGATTCCCATGCGATCGTAGATCTGCGCGGCCAGGCTGAAGGCGCCCACCAGGAACTGGTCCTGAACAATCGCCTGGGTCTCTACAACAGGCAGATTCCAAAGGCGCGGCGCGGTACCGTCCTGAGGCTTGCCAATGATGTAGCGGCCCTCGCCATCCTTCAGCAACTCGATAGCGGCCCAATCGATAGGGTTGAGCACGATGCCAGTCGACGGAAACTCGGCCAACATCGCCTGAAGCAGTGCCAGTCGAATTCGGTCGATCCGCTGTTCGGCCTCGACTGCGATGCCTGTCGGCGGCGTATAAGCTTGCGCTTGCGGAATGATGCCCTTGAGGTTGTTTCCTGTGCCGTTGCCGTAGAGCAACTGAGCCTCCTCGGCCAGCAGCAGGCCGTAACGGGCACGGGCGTCGATGTAGCTTTGCAGAGCTGCCGCATCATCCAGAATCTGGCGGCTGCCTTTGAAAAGGTGCGCGATGGTACGCACGTTGGCATTTTCGAGTGCGAAGGTTAGATCGCTGTAAGGCTTGGCCATCCCCTCGCCCACGATTGCCGCATTGTTCGTAAAGCCTGTTTCACGAACGTACTCAACAGCATTGGCTCCGGTCGTGCCAGGCGCGACCAGATCGCGAATAGTGAGACGGCGCTGGGGCGCCAGAATCACTCCAACCCGCTCAGGCTGGACCAGCGCGCCACCAGAAGTCGGCACTGAAGTGATTGCAGCGCGGGGTACTTCTACGCGACGAGAACCGCGAAACGAGCTGGTGACGCCTTCTTCGGCCATCTTTGCCGATACCAACGCGCCTGCAGATTGCTGTACCTCCGGCTCATGCTGTTTGCCAGCATTGACCAGCTTTTGTTCAGCATCCTGCATGCGGGCCTGCAGCTCGCCCTGCTTCATCAGCAGCTCGTCTACCTTGCCACGGGTTTCGGCCTGCATTTCACCGGAGGCCTTGATTTCCTTCTCGGTGCGCTCGGCGTAGGTTTTGATCTGGTCACCGACAGCTTTCAAGTCGGCCTGGGTTTGCTTCTGGGAAGCTTCAATGGCGGAAAGATCTACAGGCATGGTTTTGTCCTTTCAGAAATGAAAAAACCGCCACGCGGGCGGTTGATAGTCGATTGCGATTCCAGCCGTTCAGCAGCCGGGGATGAGGCTCCGGAGTGCCGACGCCTGGCTTGCGGTTTCTTCAAACGCAGATACATCAAGGGCAGCGCTAGGCTTGCCCGGCACGACAGCGCGAGGCGTGTCGCCGCCAGCAGCGTTATGCGTGCTGGTCTTGATTTCAGAAATGAGCTTGCGCCGCTCACTACGCGGCATACCGGATTTCGCCAGTGCGGCGTCCAGCTTGCGGGCCGAGTGGGCCTGCGAGCTTTCTTCGCTCGGAGCTTGCTCAACCTCGGAAGCAGAGATCAGTCCGGTGGCGAAGCCCTTCTCGACGGCATTTGACCCATTCATGTAGGTCTCGGCGTCGAGCATCTTCTCCACCGCCACCTCGTCCTGACCGCTGGTGTCCGCGTAAAGGCTGATCATCGCGCGATCGAACTCTTCCATCGTGTCGGCCAGTTCGCGAATCGCGTGTCGGTTGCCAGCGAAGTACGTCCAGCAATTGTGGATCATCAGGAAGGCAGTCTTCGCGACTTCGCGTTTGGTGCCGGCCATAGCGATGACAGAAGCCGCCGACGCCGCCAGACCCAGCACCTTGATGGTGACGTCCTGAGAGTGCTCGAGCAGGCGGTTGTAAATCGCGATGCCCTCGAACATATCGCCGCCCGGGGAATTGATATAAACCGTCACCGGCTTATCGCCGATAGCTCGCAAGGCTGCATCCACACGCTTGAGGGTTACACCCTCCCCGTACCAGTCTTCACCGATGATGCCGTACATGGTGATGGTGTCGGTGCCGGCTTCCAGCGCAGCGCGCAGATCCGGGTTCCACAGATCAAGCGCGCGAGGGCTCAACTCACAGTTGAAGCTGCGAGCATTGATGTTCAGTGGCATGTTTACTCCTGATCCTGGCCGAGCCAGTTCTTCAAAGCGGCCTGAGCGGCCTGGCTATCGGTGGACGTACCCAACTGATCAATGGGAGCTAAGTTAGTCTGTACGGTAAGCACTGCGGCATTGCCGCCATGACGTGGAAGATTCTCTTTAACCCGGCACTCGTCGCGGGTCATGATCCCGTTCTGGGTCATCTTGCTGTACCACTCGGCGCGTCCGGCGCTGTCAGCCTTGAGAAACGCTTCCAGCGAGAATTCCGCGTAGTACGACTGGCGCTCCACCGGTGTCAGCAGACGCTTGTTCACACACTGCTGGATCTGACTGGTGATGGAGCTGATGCTAAATGTCAGGAACGCGATCATCTGCTGTTCAAGACCGGTCCCCCAGTTGCTGCCGGAATCCGTCTTGCCCACCATCCAAGGCGGAACGCCAAACCAGCGGCAAACTTCCTCAATGCTGTACGCACGGGACTCAAGCAGTTGAGCGTCAACTGGGTTGATGCCAATCGACTCCGGTGTGATGCCCTGCTCAAGTACCGGCGAACGGCCGGCGTTAAGCGCACCCGAAACCTGCTTTACATAGTCCCGGAACTCTTCGCGCTGCTCAGGCTTTAGCACCCGGTCGACCTTGAAGGCCACCGCGGGCAACAAGCCATTTTTGAAAGTGCCGTTTGCCGCGTCATCCGCCGACATGGCAGCACCGAAAACATCTGCTCCGTAGCGGATGGCCGATAGGCCCACCCGACCGTCCAAGCTGAACGCAGGGATATGCAGCATGTTCGGGCGCTCGATCTGACGCCGCGCACCTTTGCGTGGCCGGTACCAATAGGTGATCCGGCCATCATCATCCAGGTCCAGATCTACCCGGCCCGGTAAGAGGAAGTCCAGCGCAACGATACGGCTCCCGGAGCGGTGGATCTCTGCGAAGGCATTTCCGCGCAGCAGCATCGACGCCACCATCGCTTGCCAGAACTGAAAAGCGGTCATGTCCTCATTCGGGCTGGTGTGGATGATGTCGTAGAGGCCGAAGTCCCGAGCGTCCTTGCGACCGCCATCGGGCTCCCTCCGGTAGACGCCCATTGGTAGACCTGCAACTGATGTCGAAATGATCCGTACGCACGACCAAACCGCGGACAACTGCATCGCATTGTCGACGGTCACCGTCTTGCCCGAGCTGGATTGGCCGCCGATAAACTGACTCCAGAACCCGCCATCGCTCAGCTTTATGGATTTGCCGAACCATTCACCCAGCGAGGCGCTGGGTGCTCTCGCAGCGCGATCTATCACGGCCGATAAGGATCTATTCACCTGTCAGCCCCTTGCGCAAAAAGCCTGCTATGAGAAGCAGCGAAACTGCGCCAGCCAGCAATGCCCAGCCCAATCCAACCAGGACGTACACACCGGAAACCGCCAGAGCGAGTCCGGCCAAAGCGGTCAGAATGAATATGAGAAGTGGATTCATACGATAATTGGGTCCCGAATGGCGGCCATGAAGTCGTCATTCCCCCGGCCTTCAGGGTTCAAGGAAATCAGGGTCACTGCGTTAAAAAGAGCCATCAACGGGTCAATCTTGGCCGACCCGCTGGCTTGCTTGGTGATGAGGATCGAGTTGGCGCGCGGCTCGACTTTGGCGTTACCTACACACCAGGCCATCATCGGCTGACCACCGTGCTTCATTCCGCCTTCGGCCAGCTTGCGCTCAGCAGTCTTGATAGCACCGCCAAGCTTCCACCCCTGACTCACGGCTGCGATCTTCTCCGGTGGAATATCACGCTCAATCATCGCGTCGTAAATTGCGCCGATACCCACCGGGTCACAGCCCACCTTGTCCAAAAGACCTGACGCCTCAATCTGCTCGACGAGGTCGGCAACGTCATTGACGTCATCACCAATACGGGTGGACAACGTAAGGTTTCCTTGCTTCTCAAAATCGTGGAATCGGGGAGCCTCTGCTTTGCGTCGTTCCAGCACCGAAGGGTGGGCCCAAGCATGAGTCCAAACGAGCCAGTCGCGGGTCCGCTTGTCGCGCCCGACCGCTGCAAAACCAAGCAAGTCATCGAGGCCGCCGCCATCAATCCCGACGGCGATCACCTCAGACATTTCGATTAGCAAATCCAGCGTAAGCACTGGCACTGCAGCCGCCTCCCAGAAGTCGGCCCCCGCCCAGCGGCTGGACAGTAAGGCCAGACCGATCTCTACATTCATGTGCTTGGCGAGAAAGTCGCGTATGGCCTCCTCTCCGGTCTCCCGGGCTTCCTGGTACTTTTGCTCAATGACCTGCTGGTCAACCGATACCCCCCAATTAGGGTTCGTGACGTAGGCGTTCGACAGATCCTTATGCAGGTCCTTTTCGATCATCCACTTTGGAAACTCGTAAATGATCGGCAGGAACCGCTTGTCAATGATCCTTCCGTCCCGGACGCCGCGTGCGTAGTCCAGTTTGGCTTTGAAGACGCCAGCGGGCGGCGAGGCCGACTGAGTAGTGCAATAAAAGACGAAACCCTCAGGCCGCGAAGCCAAGCCACCAGTGGCCTCCGTCAACATGGTTGCAGACTTGGCCTGTTTGCCAAATTCATGCAGCTCGTCGATGAAGACGCCAATCGCTTTCTTTCCCGTAACCGTCGCGCTGTCCGCGGCGACGACTTTGAGCGTCGCCTGGTTGAGCCGGTCCGTGACGGTTCGCAGATGCTCCTGCTCATGGAAGCGGGCCTCAAGCTCTTCGTCCGCCTTGATCATGTCGCGGATCGGCTTGTACGCGTTGTCTGCAGCTTCCTTCGTTGGCGCAAGGATGATGAACTCACCAGAGGCCCGAGCATTCAGGATCAGTGCGGTGAGCATGATGCCGGCCGCAATAGTACTTTTACCGTTCTTCTTGCTGACCATCAAAAAGTAGTTAGTGATCAGGCGTCGCCTGGCTTCCTGATCGTAAGAGCCAAACAGCACCGCAACGAGATCGAGCACCCA